ATCTGGTAAACCTTAATCATAACAATCTCCTTCAATTCATCCTATAATTAACAGTATCATCTATTCGATTTAATGTCAACCGAAGATTCAATTATTTTTGAAAATATTTGACCAGCGCTTCAATTTCTCTCTCTTAGCGATAGCAGCATCATAGATCCGATCCCGACTCACAACACCTTTCTCAACCAGAAGATCGACCATACAGAAAAGATCGCCGATCTCAGTGGCAAGATGGTCGCGGTTCACAGTGCCATTCCATTCCATATCAAGACCAAAGCGATTGATCTTGCTGATTGCCTGAATGACCTCAGCGCACTCCTCAGAGGTGATTGCTAGAATTTCCTGTTCAGGGGTCATACAATGACACTGCTTGTCTGGCGCTGATACTGCTTTGCAACATTTTCATCAGGTGTGATCATGCAAATGATATTTGCCTTTGAGATAGTCACCTTGAAGTCCTTTGGTGCTGAGAAGAAGAAAGGCACAAGCCCAACCCCGTTAGGACCCATCATAAAGGACATGGGCTTATTGAGGAGGATTGTCTCATCGGTTTCTGTCTCAAAACGAGCAATGACTTCTTCACTGGTAGACAACTTAAGCGAAACAATATCGCCAAATTTAATTACAGACATTCATACTTTCCTTCTTCGATTGTGTAATAGACTTTTTTGATATCAAACTGAACGATTGCTTTCATGCAACCTTCACAAGGCATAGCGATGCCAGTAGTCCAGTTATGAGGCTTCTTATCCGGTCGCTTAACGCGGAGAACATACATGCTACACCTAGAGAGCTCTTCCACACTAATGTGCTTGAGCGCGTTTCTAATGCAGTCTGTCTCGGCATGAAGGTAGATTGCTTCCTCATGCTTTGCAAAGCGCTGAGCAAATGGGTGGGACTTGTTCTTGTTAGTTCCGATAGACACGATTTGATTCTTATAAACGAGGCAGGCAGCGAGGCGACACCTTGCTACAGGTTCAGTCGCCTCTGCTACCTTCTGCAGAATATCAAAATATTTATCGTGCTTCACAGACCAATAGTCTTATACGTGAACCCAAAGGGCTTACCATTTGCAACATCTTTTGAAAGATAATCTGCAAACAATTCGAACCGAAGGGCTGAATCTTCTTCGCCCTCATTTTCCAACGCCTTTTGTGCCGCTCGAGCAAAATTAAGAACGGACCGAAGATTAACTCCGGTACCATCTGCGAGGGCGGGTCGTCTATTTTGAATGGGCATAATTAATCCTTTCGCAATTCAATATTCGTTGAAAATTCGGGACATTCATCATCATTTTCACATGGAATATTTTGAATACAATCGTTTAAATAATCGATTTGCGATTGCGTCAAAGGTTGCGAAAATTGAACGTCATACGTATACGGGGTTAAAACAGACATTTTGTTTCCTTTCATCATCATTATAATTAACAATAGCACAAGTTGGAATTAATGTCAAGCATTCTTTTTAAAAATTAATCAACTTCTTCACGCTTTCCATTAGCAAATTCAACCAGAGCCACAGCCAGATCCAGAGCATGTTCCTTAGTCAGAGACAGGTAAGGTGTCATAGAGCCACCTGGAGGGGTTACCTGCACACAGGCACCACGTTCCTTACCACCGAAGTAGCGAGTCAGCATGACATTACCATTGATGGATTCGGTAGGTTTCAATTCAGTAGACATAATTAATTCCTTACTTGCACAAACGGATGAGACGAGCAACATCCTTATCCTGATAGTCACCTGTTTCAACCCAAACACGCATTGCAACGCACTCAGTGTAGTTACGACCACAATCATTCATGTTAGGGCAACTATCACAAGGAAGCTCACGCTTATTCTCGGGGGTGTTGAGAATCATCTGCGAATGTTTACACGGACCATTCATGTAGTTCATATCTACAGGTATCGAAAAGTTTTCTAGAGACATAATATATTTCCTTATTTCACTGCTACATTACTGATTATACACGGATTCGAATTAATGTCAACCATTATCCGAAAGCAAGGTAAGGATTTGCATCCAATGCCCGTTCTTCAATCCGGTAGGCATCGAACCCACGCAGACGATCATTCGAATGATACGACTGTTGAGCTTCCCAGGCTAGCATCCGCGAAGAATACACACCGAGGACCATTTCCCCCTCATAATCAATCACACCTAGAAGCACATACAACATTTCAAAACTCCTTCAATTCATCCTATAATTGACAGTAGCACATATTTGATTTAATGTCAAGCGTTCTTTTCAAAAAAACACAATCTTTTTAGCCCAAAAAAAGGGCGACCCTTTCGAGCCGCCCTTCTGTGCATGAACGGGAGGAACCCCACCTGCCTTGCGGCTTCCCCGTTAATTCCATGTTGCCTAAGCATCTTGCCACTAGTATGATCTAGTCATACTTACATGCACTAGCACTTTATTTATATAAATTTTTATGCTATTTGAGGATTTTTTTTAATTTTCTGCAAAAAAAATGCAGGTGTGGTACCATCGAAGGCGCCGCCAAAGTTAAGATGCCGAAGCATCTCTTTAGCCTTCTTCATAGGCAACTTCTCTGCTACGATCTGACTTGTCTTGAGCTCTAGAATATCGCCACCAATTTCAACGTAACTTGTATTAATATCGATCATCTGTTCATTCGTAATCTTGTAGTTAACCATTGCTCTTCTCCTATGTAAAATCAGCAAACTTCTGTTTAAACTTAGACATCTTACCTTCTTCATTCATACGTTGACCAACTTGGGTATAATCCATCACTGGTCCATCTAGAATGTCCTTTTGTGCTTCTTGTTCAGTATCATACAACCTCATCTTGGATTTGTCAACACCAATAACGAACCTTTTATAATGATCGGGGTCATTATATCGATTCTTCAACTGCTTTACCATTATCTGACCTAGATCTGCTAATTCCTCAGATGAGATCAAAGCAAACATGAAGTCAGCGGTAGCAGGCAAACCAAATGATTCTGATGTATCCTCGAGTCCTACATCTGAGTTACCGAAACCACTACGAGTGGTCTGAGTAGCAGACATGATAGGAACATTAAACTCAACTGCCAAGCCACGAAGTTCTTCTGCAATTGCTTTAATGTAGGTGTATGAATTGACATTCGACCCCTGTTTAATCCGAGAGGAGGTGCAGATATTCAGGTAGTCGATATAGATAATGCTAGGAACAAAGTTCTTCTTGATCTTCAATTCATTTAGAAGATGGCGGAAGTTCGCTGAACCAGCACTTGCGGTAGGGTATTCTTTGACAATCAACTTGCCTTTACACTTTTCCTTGAGTCGTCCCATACGCTTGAAGTAGGTCTCGTTGGGAACAAGAGCTAATTCGCCGATAGGAATATCAAGTAGGTTTGCGTCAATACGTTCTGCAACCTTTTCTTCAGCAAGCTCTAATGTAATGTATAGAACGTTCTTGCCGTCCATTAGGTTTGCTGCAGCACAGTGACACATGAACAAAGATTTACCAACGCCGGTGCCTGCAAGGGCAATATTCAGTGTCTTGTTCGGCAATCCGCCGTTGGTAATCTTGTTGAAGTAATCTAGATCAAACATAGTGCGCTGTTCCTTCATACGATAGAAGTCAAAGCGCTCTTCTGCATCATCTAGAAAGTCATGCCCGATAGAGGTATCAAATGATACACCCAAGGCATCTGACAGGATCTGAGGGATACTACCTTTCGATAGTTCACCCTTCTTATCATCAAGAATCTTGATCGATTCCATGATAGCATTGTAGATAGCTTTGTCTTGACAAAACTTCTCAGTGGTATCAATTAACCATTCAATATTATTTTCATCTGACTGTGGTGCAGTGATTTCAGCGATCAATGTCTCACAAGCAGTAAATTCATCACTACTCAGATTACTGCGGTTACTTAGGTCTACGAGAAGTGCGGCCCGACTAGGGAAAGCATTGTAGGAATTAACATAGTCGCCGATAAGTTCGAAGATAATCTTATCGGGACGACTATGGAAGTATTCAGTGCTGAGGAATGGAATTGCTTTCCTACCAAAGTCATCATTGCTGATGAGGTTGGATAGGATTACTGTTTCCGTCCGCATGTATTAGTCCTCCAGGATGGTATCGTAAACTTCGCTTACTGTTTCCTCGTCATGCATAATTGCACCATGGGCAATCTGATACCGATTCTTAACCCACTCATTAAACTTAGGACATGCTAGGACAGGTTCCCAGAAGTCCTTTGTTTCAGTTTCCTTGAAACGATACTTCTTCTCTAGGATCTCGCCTGTTGACATATCAACCTGCTGATACCAACCATTGCTTGGTTTGATAACATGACCAGATTCCATCGCCATATCAAGTAGACCCGACCATCGACTGATACCATCTTCATATGATACAGTGACTGGGATACGTGACTTCTCACGAACAAAGCGTGACTTCTCAACATTGATGATGAACGAGTAACCAGTTACTTCAGTGCCTGTCTTTTCCTGTTGACGACCAACAATGAAGATGTTATCAGCGCTATAATACGAACCAGTGCCGCCGCCAACAATTGCCTTCGGGAACATACCGATTTCCATATAGGTGTGATTGATAACAATCATAGGAATGTTCTTGATGGTCAACTGCGGTGTGACGATACGGAACAGCGACTTAATCGCCTTCGCTCGTGACATATCAGCAACTGACTTTTCATTCATAGCATCTTCGGTTTCCTTCTTTGATGCTAGGTTGCCGATAGAGTCAATTACAATTACAACATGATCCTTGCGCTCAATATCATTCAGCTGATTGACTAGATCAAACTTCAACTGCTCAACGTCAGTCACGGGGGTATGAAGAACCCGCTTCTTATCGATACCAAATGAGTCAAAGTATGCCCGTGGTGTTCCAAACTCAGAGTCATAATATAGCAGAATAGAATCAGGATACTGATCCATATATGCCTTTGCCATCAATAGCGAGAACGCTGTCTTGAAGTGCTTTGACGGACCTGCCCACATAGTAAGGCCCGGTGTGAATCCACCGGTAAGCGAACCGGACAATGCAACATTCATCACAGGAACAGACGTTGTGATCATATCCTTATCGGCAAAGAACTTAGAGTCCTCAAGCACATCTGTTAGTTTAATCGTAGAATTCTTTTGTAGTTTATCAATTAGTGACATGGTTTCTCCTTCATTGCCTATTATTCAATATACACAAATTTTATGCGATTGTCAAGCACTATTTCTGATTTGATTTAGTTTTTCAATAAATTGTTTGATCTTGGCGCTGCGATTAGGCCACTTGATATATTCATTAGTATCAGCGTCCTTAGCGAGATTATTAAGTAGTGGCAAGATCAACTTATACATCTGTTCTAGTTTAGAATTAGCAGCAGATGTTACTTGTTCAGCAATAGTATTTTCTCGTGACTTAAGTTCTTCTTCACTAAGTGTAGTGAATCCAAAGTCAAAGTCATCTATTTCTATATTTGTTTTACTCATATCGTCCTCATGCAAAGAAACTATCTAGGTTGGATTTCTTCTCAATATCCCAACGGATAGCTTCTGTAATACTTGTTAGTGGTGAAATAAAGGTTTTTTCAAACTGCATATCACGGTCAATGTATCGGTCGAGTCCTAACTCAGGAGGCAGTCGACTCGGGAACGTGATAACGTCAACTCGGTGAGGATTTGGTTTCTTAAGATAACAGAATTTAATCTTCTCACCATTGTTGATGGGTTGATATTTATCATCTAACTTCATTGTCTTTAACAGGTGATTGTAAATCAAAGCACCCTTCACATGAATGGGAGTTGACTTCTTCCAAATGTTAGCAGCATCACGCCATTTTCCTAGACCTCGAACACCGCGGGGGAAAGAGATATCCTCTACAGGCAAATTGGTGAACGTAGCACGGAACTCTGCAACGTAATTCTGCAGATCAACTTCTGACTTGTTCATGATCAACTTAAGCGCATCGATAATTGCTTTACGGCAAACCATCGGTGTAGAAGTTCGAATTGCCTCAATGCCTTTCATCTTCAACTTAGGTTCATCATAAGCAACACCTTCCTCATTGTAGACGTTGAGGATATACATCTTCTTGGCTTTCCAGATGCCCTTGTTGGCAATCGACTCGCGCTTCATCACCATCTTCTGGGCATACGCATTGACATACTCAGCGAGTTCGCCATACTTCTTGTCTACGAATGGTTCTAGAACATCATTGGCAACTTTGTCTAGAAACTTGACGATCTTAGGAATGTCAGTTTCACCTGGCATGCTTTGCTGCACCAAACCATCAAGAGTCAGATATACGGAGTCAGTATCGCAAGCGATAACGTAATCCTTCTTCTTTGTCTTTAGCAACTTGTTCAGATACTCATTGAGTTCCCGCTCGATCCACATAGTCGACAACTGACCAGATGAGGTAATACCTTCAGCGAAGTCAAGTTCGAACCAACGGAAATACTTGTTCGCCAAAGCACCATAGGCTGAGTTCAACTGAATCTTCTTTGCCTGCTGCAGGTTATGGAATCGAGCAGCATCCTTATCTGCTTGAACTGCCTCCTTCGAACCTTTAGGTGCCGCTGCTAGAACCTTCTTTGCCTCAATCATCTGCTTCTTGTAGACGACTCGATCATCATACATCTTTGACATTAGTCGAGGAAGGAACCCTTGCTTTTCTTTTGAGAACATACACATGTTAGCAGTTACTGCAACATTGTTCTCTTTCATGTAGTCCTTATACTGGTTCAAACTTCCGTTGAGAACATCAGTGACCGAAAGCGAACCAGGCAACTTACCGCGGAAGGTCTCAGTCGAGATATTATACTGCATGATGATATGAGGATACAGCGAGTTCAAGTCAAGCGAGACAACCCACTTATGTTCACCAACTTGAACGTCCTTAACGTAACCACCCATGATAGAATGGTCGGTGAAGGATTCTTTGAACTGCGGGATAACAATGTTTCGATCAAGTAGATAGTTGTGAATGATAACATCCCATGGGCGCACAGTAGCAAAGGTGTCCTGATAGTTAACCTTGGCATCATAGGCGACTGCCATGACTAGTTCAATCATCTTCAACTTATCGTCAAGTCGCTCAACCAGTTCAACGTCTCGGATGTTATACTCAATATACTTCTGGTAGTTATCACGATACAAACCATTCAAACCATCGAACTCAGAATAGTCAAGCTTGCGCTCACCTAGTTCGTAGTTAGCAATATGATCAAGTGTATAAGACTCATGGGGAGTAAAAGAAAACTTACGATATAGAGCTAGATAATCAAGAACGGTGATACCTGCCGGAATATACGCTTGCTGCTTTCGACCGCGCACTTCGATTTGTGTTTCATTTAGGATCCCCCATGGCGAGAGTTTACGAGCAACACCGTCACCAAGCACTCGATTGATACGATTGACCAGATAAGGAATGTCAAAGAATTCTACGTTCCAACCAGTGATGATATCAGGCGAATAGGTGGGACCACACCAAAGATCAACGAACACCTGCAGTAGTGCTGCCTCGTCCTTACAACGATAATACTTGATGTTCTTTTGGTGTTCCTTATACTCACCGCAACCTAGAACAACCTTTTGACCATCACGACCAAGAGTGATAGCAGTAACCTCATTCATTGCCGTCTCAATCTCAGGCATAGAATCAGTGATATCAACTTCAATATCGATAGTAACAACAGAAACAAGAGCAGGATCATACTGGATCTCGCCCTTGTAGGTATCATAGATAAAGGTATACTGAAAGTTGTTCAGACCATAGACAGTAAAATTGTCGACTGCTTCATAGCGCTTATTAAAGTCTCTTGCATCATAAATACTATCGAAATCCATCCGACCAACAG